TGATGCAAGAAGAAACAGAGGAATTCATACGGTTAGCAAACTCGATTCCTGGAATAAGCTTTGATCAGATACGTGTAGATGGTACAAAAAGTTTAAAGGCACCATTTGAAAAATGGATACAAAAAACATTGGAAAACGAACAACTGATTACACAAATGAAAAGAAAGCTTCCAAACATTAAAGGAGAGATCATTTGTGTAATTGATCAACTTGAAGATTCAAAATTGAAAATGCTTCTAATCTATCGGTATATTGATTGGTTAAGCTGGAGTGAAATTGCAAAAAACCTGGTCTACTCATCAGCGACAGTAAGGCGATGGCATGTAAAAGCACTAGCACAAATCGTTCTTCCTAAAAAAAGGCAAGATTGAGCAGGGATGACAAATTGTGAAACTGTCAAGGGTGTGATAGTATTATAATAAGAAAAGTGTAAACATATGGAATACTGGCTATAAGACCAGCCTAGAAACAAGAAGAATTCATTGAAATGGGTTCTTTTTTGTTTTTGCAGAGATACTTGTAGTATTTCAACTGTGGATTATTTTAGTTTATAAACAGTTGGAGTGATTTGAAGTGAAAGGAAAAATGCTTGATACATATGAGCGCTGGAAAGAATCTGGACATCTAGAGACGAAATTAAAAGCAATATCAGAAATGATTTCAAAAAGAGCTACTCAAAGACAAGTTGCTGAATATTTAGGTGTTACTGAAAAAACGATTATCAAATTGAGAAAAGTGCATCAAAGATTAGATGATGCTTTTCAATTTGGTGATGAGGAATTAAAACAAAAACTAGTTGACGCTATTTATAAGCGTGCAATTGGGTTTGAATATGAAGAAACACAGACTGTGATTGAAGAAACGAAGACAGGAACTAAAAAACGTATTACGAAATACAAGAAACAGTCGCTTCCAGATATCACAGCAATTAAATACTTACTCATTACAAAATTTGGAATTGAGTATAACGAAAAGAAAGCAGAAATTGAGCTTATGGCTAAGCGCATAGAAAATGGCGAGGAGGTTTGGATCAATGAATATCGTGATGAAGCAAGTATCATTACTCCAAGAGTACGAAAACAATCCAAGAAACAATGAAGAAGCAATAAAAGCAGTTGCTAACTCGATTAAGGAATTTGGTTTTAAAGTTCCAATCGTCATTACAAGTGATAATGTCATTATAGCCGGACACACACGCTTAAAAGCCTCTGTGTCGCTTGGGTTAGTAAAAGTGCCGTGTATTATCGCAGATGATTTAAATGACGCGCAAATCAAAGCATTTCGCTTAGCGGATAATAAAACAGCAGAACTTGCGACCTGGGATTTATCAAGACTTGAAGCAGAGTTAGCTGATATTGACATGGACATGCTTCAGTTTGGATTTGAGGAAATGGAAGACTTACTTCCTGATAATGCATCTGATGATGATTTTGATATCGATGATGAGATGCCAGAAGAACCTTTTTCACAACCTGGTGACATTTATGAACTAGGACCACACCGACTCATGTGTGGTGATTCAACCGATGAAAAACAAGTAGAAATATTACTTGATGGTCATCTCGTAGATATGTTGTTTACTGATCCGCCTTACAATGTTGACTATGAAGGTACTGCAGGAAAAATCAAAAACGATAAGATGGAAGATAATACCTTCTATCTCTTTTTATATAGTGCATTTCAAAATATGTTCAAACATACAAAACCAGGTGGAGCAATTTATGTTTGCCATGCTGATACTGAAGGACTCAACTTTAGAAATGCATATAAGAACGCAGGATATAAACTGGCCGAATGTCTAGTCTGGGTTAAGAATGCTTTAGTACTTGGAAGACAAGACTATCACTGGAGACATGAACCCATTTTATATGGATGGAAAGAAGGTGCAGCTCATTACTTTGTTGACGACCGTACGCAAGATACCATCTGGGAATATAACAAACCAAGAAAGAGTGAAGAGCATCCGACCATGAAACCTTTGGAGTTGGTTGGAAAAGCTATCAGCAATTCATCAAGACGTCATGAATCTATCTTAGATTTATTTGGCGGTTCAGGTTCAACCATGATTGCTGCCGATCAATTGGATCGTAAATCATTTCTGATGGAACTTGATGAAAAGTTTATCGATGTTATTGTGAAACGCTATATCAAACATAAAGCGTCAAATGAAGCATGCTATTTAATCAGAAACGGGAAAAAGTCTCCACTAAGCGATTTTGATTACTTTGAAAATAAGTCACTATAGTAAAAAAAGAACTTGCTATTTAGTCCCTTTAGAGTGATATATGTAGTAACCAAAAAATTATAAGGAGACTACGATTATGGAAGAGCAGATTAAATTATCTGAATGGATTGAAAGATTCAAGGCTTGTGAGTTTGATAGCCCAGATAGAACAACTCAAATCAATGCAGGATGGTTCGATTGGTTTTGCAGAGACACAAGCTTAGGGAACAAAACAAAAAAGATGGGAAACATCATCAAGCAAATCAAAGCGGGTGGCAAGGTTGACCTTGAGACAAGTTATGTTTGGTTCAAGAATAACTGTCCACTGAACGGTCCACTCTATGATGATTTTAGAATTGCAGACATGGAAACCAATAACAACCTGCTTGTTATTCAAATTGATTGTGCATGGAACGATTCAAAATACACAGTTTATGAAAGACTTGATGGATTTGATAAACCTGCATTTAAAACAAACTCATCTAGAGAACTTGTTAAATGGCTTAATAAAGGATGGGCTTAATGATGTATAAAGAATTTAATGCACATCCAAAAGGCATCAAAACAGGAGATTGTGTTGTTAGAGCAATCGTAACAGCTACAAAGAAAGACTATCTTGAATGCAGAAGAGAACTAAATCAAGCAAAACGAGAGTTAGGGTATTCAAGTTACAAAGATACGAAGTTCTTATATGATTATCTGAAAGGTTATCCAAGACTGATATTCAAAGCAGTAAAAGGTGAACCTAGAATCAAAGGTAGTGATTTTACCGAGTTACATCCTAAAGGTACATACATCTTAAAAATGGCAGGACACATTACAGTTTGCATTGATGGAGTGATTCTTGATACTTGGGATTGTTCATACCGTTCAGTTTATACAGCATGGGAGATAGCAAAATGAAAGTAAACTTTATTAGAAAAGCAACACCGGAAGAACTTCTTCCACAAGATGAGTTCATCATTGAAAAAGAGATAATCATTGATTCAGATTTGTTTGAGACATTCATACACGATCCACTTGATGATTATGAGTTTATAAAAGAAAACATTGATGTGATGTATTGCGATAAAGATGATGTGTTCCATTGTATTTTAGTAACAAGTAAAGAACATGATTTAGGAATCCTTGTTGAAAGTGAAGGATACCATTACGCAAGATACACAGCATACTTACCAAAATCAGTACTTAGGAGCGAATAGGCTCCTTTTTTACTCGTTTATAAAGGAGATGAAGTTTAATGCAAGTAATAACAAGTGAATCTGTATTTAGCGGACATCCTGATAAAGTCTGTGATCAAATCAGTGATGCGATACTAGATGCAATTTTAGAACAAGATAAAAATGCTCGAGTAGCAGTTGAGACGGCAATTAAGGATGATTTAGTATTTGTTTTTGGTGAAGTCACCACAACTGCAAAAGTAGATTATAAAGATATCACAAAAAGAAAACTCTATGACATTGGCTATGAAGATAGTTTTGTAGTCATGGAAAAGATTAGCAAGCAGTCTCCGGATATTGCACTTGGAGTTGATTCAAGTGAATCACATGAACAAGGTGCAGGTGATCAAGGGATTATGTTTGGTTATGCGTGTAACGAAACAAAAGAGTTGATGCCACTTCCAATTATGCTAGCTAACAAATTGTCAAAAGAGATTGATAAATCGCGTAAACAGCAATATTCACATATCTTTGGACCAGATGGTAAATGTCAGGTGTCAGTTGGTTACGAAAATGGCAAACCAAAGAAAGTGCAAACTATCATAATTTCAGCACAAACGAAATCATGGATTAGAAGAGAGCTTTATGAGGATATCATTATCAATGAAATCTTACCAAAAGTATTTGATTATAAGACAATCAAAGAAGCAAAAATACTCATCAATCCAACAGGAGAGTTTATCATCGGTGGTCCATATGCAGATTCAGGATTAACTGGGCGTAAGATAATCGTTGATACCTATGGTGGTTATGCTAAGCATGGTGGAGGAGCATTCTCAGGTAAAGACGTAAGCAAGGTTGATCGCAGTGCGGCTTATTATGCCAGATATGTTTCAAAGGCCGTTGTAGGGGCAAATCTTGCGACACGTTGCGAGTTGCAACTAAGCTATGCAATTGGTATAGCAAAGCCTGTAAGTGTATATGTGAATACATTTGGTACTGGAGTAATAAGTGATGAGAAAATACAGGATCTGATAACTCAATCATTTGATTTCAGACCAGAACACATTAAAAAAGAACTTGAGTTAGATAAAGTTAAGTTCCAGGAATTAGCTAAGTATGGTCATTTCGGTCGTGAAGATTTAAATGTTCGATGGGAACATGCAGATGATAAGATGATCGAATTGAGAAAGATGTATGAGAAAGCCTAAAGAACTCCATCGATTTTATAAGTCTGTGGCATGGAAAGTAGCAAGAGAAATTAAGATAAGAGAAGCTAATGGGAAGTGTGAACGTTGTGGTGCTTTGGGTGAAGAAGTACATCATATCAAAAGGATTACAGTTCAAAATATCACAGATCCAATGATTAGTTTAAATCAAGATAATCTCGAGTTATTGTGTAAGAAATGTCATAATGAAGAACACAAACGTTTCTCGAATTCACAACAATTTGATAAAGACGGTAATTTGATTTCACGATAAACCTCGTTTTTATAATTCATATTTGATATAATGGTTATAAAAAGGGGTGATTTTGTGAGAGATTTTAAGCAGGCAATTAGAGTTCTCTACATTGATTACTATATCTATATTGGCGAATATACGAATGCTAAAAAACAATATGATGAATGCTTTGAATTGCTGAATCAGAATGAAAAAGAGAAATACGAGTATAGAATGAATCAAATGGATCTCAACAATAAAAGGTATGATAAGATTTCTTTTAATGATTTTGTAAAAATTTCTAATGAAGTGGAAAAGAGAGAACAAGAAATTGATAGAATTATGAAAGAAGTAACAAATAAGGTGATTAGCGATATTGAAGCTTTCCTTGAAATTGAAGACATATCAGAACTAAAAGCTTATATGAAGTATTCTAAAAAGATGTTGAAAACAACAAAACATCTTATGTACAAAAATCTATACCTCGCATCAAAGTTGTTAATTAAGAACTTGAAAATTGCGGATTCTTATAAAAATGCAAATGCAAAAAATATGAATCCTAGATTTCAAATGAATAGTCGCAAAATTGCGGATTTGTATATTAGATTTAACAAATATATCAACAATAATGGAGACTAAACACCCCGCCCCCAATCTCTATTAATTTTATGTGAAGGGTACCGCGTAGGGGGCAATTAAAAAACACAAGGCAGATTTTTTGAAAATCAGAAAAGAGGTTTTCAATATAAATGATAAATATTGAATACAAGCGATTAAAGTCGCTTTTTTCTTTGGTCGATGAATCAAAGACAGAATTAGTAGATAATTTAATCCATCAAGCTGCGTTTATGAAAGTGGAACTTGATAAGTTACAAGAACAAATAAAAAAACATGGCGCTATCCAAATATCTAGTAAAGGAACACAACGTCAAACTGAAGCTGCTAAATATTATACAAAACTTGTGAATTCTTATGGAACGGTTATTAAAACATTAAATACAATTCTTGGAACGCAAGTAGATGATGGAGATGATGCGTTTGATGAATTTCTTAAGCGAGCAAATGAATGAACTACTTAATCGAATATTACAATGAAATTAAAGATGGTAATATCATAGTTGGAGAAGAACTCAAAGCTCAGTTAGATCAACTCATCAAAGACTTAGATAATCAAACTTATATTTTTGATGAGAAACCAGGCAAGTTGAGAATCGATTTCATTGAGACTTTTTGTAAGCATACCAAATCACCATTTAATGGACTGCCCTTTATATTAGAGTTATGGGAGAAAGCACTACTTCAAACCGCCTATGGATTTAAAATGGTTGATTCAGGGTTGCGTAGATTTAATGAAGTAATCTTGTTGATTGCTCGAAAAAACGGAAAGACAACATTTGTTGCTGGTATTGATTTAGCGGAATTCTTTTTATCAAGTGGTGGAGTAGATATTGTTTGTGCATCAAATACAACAGAGCAAGCAAATATCTTATTTGAAGAGATCAATAACATGAGAGAACAGTCTCCATCGCTTTCCAAAGATACAAGAAGTAAAAAGAACATCTTTCATATTTATTCACCTAAAACAAAAAACAAGATTAAGAAGCTATCGGCTCAGTCAAGAAACAAAGATGGATACAATATTGAAGTTGGTTGTATTGATGAAGTCCATGAAATGACCGATTCAAAAGTCTATGATGCAATCAAACAATCACAATCAACTAAAAAAGAACCACTTATATTTATCATAACCACTGAAGGAACAACCATCGGTGGTTTTTTAGATAACAAACTAGATTATGCTAGAAAGATTATCAAAGGTGAAATTGAAGACGCAAGAGTACTTGCATGGCTATATACTCAGGATTCAACAAAAGAAATCTATGAAGATACATCGACATGGCAAAAGTCAAATCCTAGTCTAGGAGTTGTTAAAACAGCATCATATTTAGAAGATGTCATGAATAAATCAAAATATGATTTATCAACAAGAGTAACAATGTTATGCAAGGATTTTAATGTTAAACAAGCAGATTCAGGTTCATGGTTATCATTTGATGATTTGAATAACGAAGATAATTATTTAATAGATGATCTAAGAGATTCATATGCTATAGGTGGTGTAGATCTATCTTCAACAACAGACCTTACGGCTGCAGTTCTTGTAATTCAGAAAAAGAACTCCAGCAAGAAGTTTATAATACCACATTTCTTTATGCCAAGTGAAGTTGTTGAGAAACGAATCAAAGAAGATAATGTTCCATATGATATTTGGATAAAGAAAGGTTTTGTAACTTTAACTGAAGGAAATCAAAACGATTTTAGCTTAGTAACTCAGTGGTTCATGAAAATGATACAAACATATGGCATACGACCTTTGTGGGTTGGCTATGACCCCTGGAACTCACAGTATTGGATAAAAGAAATGGAAGACCTAGGATTTAACATGGATAAAGTTAGACAAGGTATCTTTTCATTATCTGAACCCATGAAAATCCTGGAAGCCGATCTAAAGAATAACCTGGTGAATTACAATAACAATCCAATCATGAAATGGTGTCTATCAAACACTCAAGCTAAGGTTGATTTGAATGGAAACATACAACCATCTAAGTTAAACTCAAAATATAAAAGAATCGATGGAACTGTAGCTTTAATCATTGCGTACGTAATTTTAAACCGATACAAAACAGATTATGAAAATATGATCTAGGAGGTGCACATGGGTCTCATTAAAAGAAAAAGCAAAACTGGATCATTTGATGCACTCCAGTTAATAAGTAATTTAAACACTTTTTACACACCATTTGGAACTAACATTTCAAAAAGTGATGTTGTAAAAATTTGTATTGATCGAGTCGCTAGTCAATGTGCGAAACTCAAACCAAGATTTATTAAAACCGAAAACGATAAGACAGTGACCGAGAAAAAAGGTCGACTGTCTTTTCTTTTGAAGTATAAGCCAAATGAGATAATGACACCTTATGATTTTATCTATAAAACAATCACATTACTCTTGTTGAATGATAATGCATTTGTTTATCCAAAGTTCGATAAGGATTCAGGTGAGCTCAAAGGCATCTATCCATTAAGACCGATTACAGTTGAAATGATTGTTGATAGCACTGATACCTATTTCATTAAGCTGCTATTTGATAATGGAGAATCCTATATCTTACCTTATGAGAATATCATTCATTTAAGAAAGCACTATGGACAAAACGACATCTTTGGTGGTAATGGATCAAGTGGTGATCCTGAAGCCATTCTTAAAACAATCTCAATTAATGATAGTTTGCTACAAGGTATTGATAATGCGATTAAGTCATCCATGCAGATTAAAGGGATTGTTAAGATGAATGGGATGTTATCAGAAGCTGATAAGAAAAAACAAAGAGAACTTTTTGATAGTGCTTTGTCAGACTCAGTTCATACGAAGGGAAGTTCTATCATTCCTATTGATTTAAAGAGTGAATACATCCCCTTAGATGTAGATCCTAAATTGATTGATAAAGATACACTAGAATTCTTGCAGTCAAAGATACTCGATTACTTTGGAGTATCTGTCCCTATATTTACAAGCAAGTACACAGAAGATGAATATAACTCGTTTTACGAGTCAACCATTGAGCCTTTAGCTATTCAGCTTAGCGAGGCTTTTTCTATAGGGTTGCTTACCGATAAACAATTGGAACGTGGAGAAGAGATCATCTTTTATAGTGAAAGGTTGCAATACGCTTCATGG